ATGCAGTAATTGAAATTTTTTGCCATCCCTCTAACATTTCAAAAGAATTTTTGTAAATAAAATTTTTACTTACTTCATGATTTGTTTGAACAATATCTAACACAATATCCAAATTGGTTATAATTTTGCACAGCGACATTTTACAATCCTAATATACTTTGACTACGATCAATCCACTCTAACATTAAATCACTTTCAGCAAAATGATCAATTCCATTGAGTACAGCATCTAAGCAATGCGGCAATCGTCCTGTATCTTTTAGTTCATAGAGGCTACTATATAAACGTGGTTCGTCTTGTGTTTTATAAACTGCCGCACGTAACCATCCATTTTGTTTATCTAATTGAAAATGTGCAGCACGACAATCAAATCCTGCACTTGCAAGCTGTACAATTAAACTACTCATTGTATATACATGATACATTCCGCTTGACATATTTATATTAACAGTATTATGTCCGATATGTTCATGTATGTAAAGAGAATATGGTATTTCTACAATCAATAAACCATCTAATCGCAGCAGTTTATGCCAATGAAATAGGGTACCAACAGGATTCATCGAATGATGAAGTGCATTATGACACCATATAAGGTCTTGTGATGGCAAATCAATATTAGAAAAATCTTCAAAACGCCATTGCATTTTGCCAGCAGTTTTAATTTCTAAACTAGGCGCAACTTCAACTGCAGTAACATTAAAATTATAGCTACGTCCATCTGGTCTTTTTAAAGTTGCCCACCACACTGCGTCTAGCCCAATGCCAGCGCCCATAACAGAAATATTTTCGATACCCATTAGATAATCATCTAGTAAGGATAGGTATTCAAGAGTTTTAAGACTGTGTTGATGGCTTTCTAGTGGTGTCATTATATTTCCATTAAATATTGATATACATTATATATTAGGATATTATAACTTTATGAAATTATTAATTACAGGCGGCAGCGGTTACATTGGAAGTTATCTTGCAAAGTATTATAGGGAATATGGTCATCATGTTCTTGCACCGAGCAGCAGCGAACTTGATTTAACAGATTTATCTGCTACAACAAATTATATGACAGCGCATCCTGTTGATTGTATCATTAACGCCGCATTTTATGGTCGTGAAATGATTCACAATCCCGATGAAAATTTTTATATCAAAAACTTTGCCATGTTTGGTAATTTGTTAAATCAAAATCGTTATTACAAAAATTTTGTTCATCTTGGCAGCGGCTATGAATATGATAACGAACGCAATATTGATTATGCTGATGAAGATGATATATTATATGTTGAACCAAAACAACCATATGCTTCACTAAAACATAAACAGACAATGCATTTGCTCGAACGAGATAACTGCTATAATATACGACTATTTGGCTTGGCACACTATACTGAACCAAGTAATAGATTTTTTAAAAGATTAATGAACGAAGATAAGTTAATAATTAGCGAAGATCGCAAACATGATTTCTTTAATTTAGAAGATGTTCCAACAGTTATTGATTTAGTTCTGAACAATCAAATGCGACACAAAGCAATTAATTGTGTATATGAAACAAAATACACATTAAGTCAGCAAGCAAAAATATTCTGTGATATTAAAGGATTGGATTACAGTAAAATTATTGTAGAAAACACAAGTAACAGAGGTTATACTGGCAGTAATTTAAAAATTAAAGAGTACAACCTACCATTACTTGGTTTAGAATTAGCTATGTTAGGGTATTAATTTTTTTAACATTGCGCTGTAATCAGCTAACACACTCTTTGCACTATAGGCTTCATATAGCGGCTCAAGCGGTGCAGTTCCTTGCGCAATAATTTCTTTGATACTTTTATCTTCAATGAAAATACTTGGTTCTAAATTCCAAAAATTGCGGAACTGATGGCTTTTTGTCATTGCAATTGGGCGTCTTGCAGCAAGTGCATAATCAGGACTACTAGCAATACCAGCGCCATCAAGATAATCATAGAAATAACAGTTAATAGTATTATGTGCAAGCAACTCAACTATTTCATCAGTTTCTAACAAATCATGAGTAGCTACTACTTCAATGCCAGGTTTTGTAATAATGCTTTTAACTTCTTGCACACGAGCATTTGCATTACTGCCAGCAAAGCCATGAATTAAATCTTCATAGTATCCAAATGGGATGTGAAGGCGTAAAATTGCTTCATCAAATTCTTCTTGTACTTGACGAGCAAGACGAGCAATTCCTTTATGTGGCGGACCAAATCCTTGAAAACCAATAATAGGTTTATCACCATCCTGATAAACATGTGTTGTAGTAGGTGGCAGCAGACGATTAGTAATAAAAACTCGATCATTGCCTACTACGCTTGGGTCATCTGCAAGCAAGTACTGCCAACCACCATGATTGTGTGGATCAAATTCATCTGCTAGCTTTTGATACATATCATGCATTATGCGAACTTGTGGTACAGTAATTTGACTGCGAGGATGTGGTTGATCCATCCAAGGAGTTGTGCCAGGTGCATAATTATAAATGATTGTTTGTGGTTGCCATGAGTTATAAGCAGCCATTACATCATTCCATCCATCAGTATAAAGCACTTGAAACTCATAATCAGGATGTGTAATAAGTGTATTGCCGATAAGATTTCCAATAAGTCCGATACCACACGCAGCCTTATGCCCAAGGGTTTGTGTTACAAATAATACTCTAGGTTTCATTGTTGTGCTGCCTTTACTTGTTCTTCAATCCAATGATATGTTTTTTCTATGTCGCTACGCAAATCTTGAGTAGGCACCCAATTTAGTTTTTCCCTAATAAGATCATTGTTGCTATTGCGCCCACGAACGCCTTGTGGTCCAATAATATGATTAATTTTAATATTTTTGCCAGCAATCTCGCAAACCATTGCTACTAAATCATTAATAGAAATAAGATAATCACTACCAATATTGATTGGTCCAGTAAAATCACTTTCCATAAGACGCATAACGCCTTCTACGCAATCATCAATGTGCAGAAATGAACGTGTTTGCAATCCATCACCCCAAATCTCAATCGTATCACCATCTTTAGCCATTGCTACTTTGCGGCAGATAGCTGCTGGTGCCTTTTCTTTGCCACCAGTCCATGTGCCAAACTCACCAAAGATATTATGGAAACGTGCAACACGGTTGCGCATACCATATTGTTTATTATACGCCATATAAAGACGCTCACTAAACAATTTCTCCCACCCATATTCGCTATCGGGGAAAGCTGGATATGCAGTTTCTTCACGGCAGTCTGGATTTTCTCTATCCATTTGATTGTGTTCGTTATAAACGCAAGCACTGCTGCTAAAAAATGCTTGCTCAATACCTTGCTCACGACAAGAATCTAGCACATTAAGATTAATCTTTGCGCTATTATTCATGACATCAGCATCATGTTCGCCAGTGTTTATATAACCAGCACCGCCCATATCAGCGGCAAGCTGAAATACACGATCTACTTTTTGGTCAATAATAAAATTAACTACTTGAGGATTGCGACAATCACCAATGAAAAATTCATCACATGCGCTTGGTTCAAATTCAGGCTGTTTAAGATCAACTCCACGAACCCAATAACCATCATGCTTTAATCTTTTTGCAATGTGACTTCCGATAAATCCACCTGCGCCAATAACAATAGCAGTTTTACTCATAATATCTATCTAATACCTTTTCAAAATCGTTTATATAATTTTCGTTACTGTATAATTCTCGAAATTCGTTTGTAGGTTCTAGCCCACGAGCAATAGTATCCATAATACTATTGTTTTCAGCTAATAGTTCTGATTTCCAATTCATGTGGCGATACATGTTGCTATCACTTAACAACATAGGTTTCATTGCAGTAAGCCCACTATCAACGCAACTAGAAATTCCACGACCAGGCTGTGTAGCATATAAGAACATATTGAGATCGTTATTATTTAAAAATTTAGCTAAACTATAACGGTCAGGTATAAAATCATGTGTGATATTTACTTGCACGTTTGGTTTAGCAATAGAACGACATGTGTCTGCTATTTGCTTTGCCAATCCACCAGTCATATCTACGTATGCCCCATAAGAAATATTAATGTTTATTTCTACAGGAGTATCAAACTGTTCATTGACTAATTCAACAATGCGTGGAAAATTTTTGCTATGCTGACCAAATCCAAATGAACCAATTTTTAAAATTTCGCCAGGCGGATTATACTTTATATCATCGTAAAATATAAGTGGTCTGCCAACAGAACTATGCGTTTCAGTTGCTTGGAAAGTTGGGTCGCATACAAAATGGTGTTGAACATGAGGGAAAATATTATAATTATCATGACCTGTAATTACAAATTGAGGAATTTCTGTGCTACTTAATATATATTCACTAAGCCATGGCATAGTAGATGGATGATGATTCCAAATAATTCCGTCTATGATTGATTCATCATAATAGTTTAAAAAACCATTTTGATGATCTACTTCAACCAATTCAAACTTATACTTTTTGCTTTGTTTTAGAATATTAAATGAAAACAAACCATAGGTATGAATCCCACAGTTTGTTTCACTATTCATTACAATTGCAATTTTACGCATATTTAAAACCGCTTACTTGCTTATTATTTTTTATATCATCTATCGCAGTTTCAATAATTCTTACTGCAGGACTTGCAAAAGTTGTAGAACTATGACGAAAATCAGCTTTAATGTCTAAGCCATATGGCAATGTATCTTCTGCTTTATGACTAAAATTTACAAATATCTTATTTGCATCAAGCAAATTATCTTTTGTATTTGCATATGTAAATGGTCCGCTATTTTTACCAATAATAAGATTAACTTTAGTTGAAAGATAAGAAATATCACATAAATCACATTGGTCACTAAAAATATCACTTGTAAATAGGATATTATTAAGGTTAGTTTCAAATTTTTCAGTAGCTACGAATGTGTCTTTACTATGATTTGCTGCAATATGCTCAATGATTTTTTGCATATTATTTATACTGCTTTGCTTGCTTGCAACTTCGCTATTACAAAACAAATAAGTGTTGTTCGCAAACTTGGTATTATTATCTACTGTAGCACGATTAAACACACTATAATCAATTTGTGGAACATAATCCCATACATTATCACTTAGCTTTAAATCGATACCAAACTGCTGACGTATATTGTTATAACATTCGCCAATAATACGTTGATGACTAATATAAGAAGGGTGAGTATTAGCCCACAATCCCATATAACTTCCAACCCAAGTATTGATAAGAATAGTGTCATCGTCACTACCAAAACGATTCCATTGATTAATACCATCAAGAACTGCCGTATTATTTTCATCATCAAGCGTCTCAACAAGATCAATGATTGCACGTGGGTTTTTCTTATGTGCATAATAAAAAGTAGATTGCGGCAATTGACGTTTAATATCAGCAACCCATCCTCGTGTGGAGAATAGGTCGCCATAATGCCAATGATTAAAGAATACTATGTTTTCCATAGATTATCCAATAACTTGAAATGTTGGGCAAGGAACTACTAACTTACCGCCCTTTGCGATAAAGTCACCTTCACGTTTTACGAACTCATCAATAAAGTGCCAAGGAAGAACAAGTAGATAATCTGGGTTTGCTGCTCTCATTTCTTCTTCGCTGCAAATTGGAATATTAGTTCCAACTGTCTGCAGACCAAACTTATATGGACTACGTTCAGCAATAGCAGTTAGCAAATCTGGTGTAATACCAAACAATTGTAGCAGAGTATTGCCCTTAGTTGATGCACCATAACCATATACCTTCTTGCCTTCCGCCTTTGCCCGATGCAAGAAATCAAGAACTTGCGCTTTCAATGACCAGATATTGTCACCAAATGCCTTCCAATGTGCTTCGTCAGTGATATCCCAAGCCTGTGCTTCATAGGCAAGAGTAGAGTTAATACGGAACTCACAGACATCACGAACTTGCTGTGTAGCAAAAATCTTGATATCACTATCAGCTTTTTGGAATGTAACACGGAATGAGCCGCCATTGGTGTCATTCAATGAACAATCACGTAGCACAAAACCTTCACCCTCAAACAACTTCTTGATGCTACGAAGATCATAGTAATAAACATGTTCATGACAGATATTATCAAATGCCAACTGCTTTAACATAAGTGGAGTATAACTCATTTGAAGAACAAATACGCCATCATCGGCAAGAATAGAATGCGCATCACGAATGAACGGACGTGGATCATTCAAGTCATAGAACATAGCAATACAAGTAATAACCTTTACCTTTTCATTGCCATAGCCAAGGCTATCATATGCTTCACGACTAAAGAAATCTTGCTTAACTTCTGCAACCTTGCTGCTTTCTTCATAATATGAATCATCAGCAGGATCAATGCCTAACTTAATCATGTTATCAGGAACCTGACGTAGCAGTGTGCCATCATTACAAGCAATATCAAGCCAAATATCGCCGTTTTTAATCTTTACTCGACTTGTAATTTCACTTACAATTTCGCCTAATTGCTTTGTCATGCTTGTGTTGATACCACTACGATACCAATACTGTCCATACATCTTGTCAAGTGGCGCAACACCATCAAGACGAGCCGCACCAATGGTTTCGTCAAGATACAAATCAAGACTCCATGGTTTTGTTTCACGCATTTCTGCGCCTGGTTTCATAAAATCACTTACATAGTGATCGCCTAATTCTAGTATCTTTTTCATTGATTATTCCTCATGTATAACTTTTTGCTTCGACGATAGTGCTATTGCACTTTTTGTTGATGGTTTGTTTAATTTGCGCACGACGAGTATTTGCCGCATAGGTAGAACTTGCAATATGAACAAAGTCGGTATCATATGGTTTTTTGTCTGTGGTAGAACCATATGTTCTTGCAAGGTCTTCATTGCGCCAAATAATTTTATTCACTTCTAACAATTCTGTAATTTCTTTCTTTAAATCAATATCTTCGAACTTTCCAGTAAGTGCGGTTAATTCGTTTAATTCACGTTTGATATGATTTAGTTTATCAAAATCTGTTATTTCTTGCAATTTAATTTGCAAAATTGTAATTTTATCATACAATTCTCCAACACCAATTGGCGCAAGAATCATTGTCATGCGTATGCCTTTGCAAGTTTAAAATCGTTTTCACACATATCATTTACAAGGTCTTGTAATGTATATTGTGGTTGCCAACCAAGAACTTCACGTACTTTTGTTGCATCGCCTTGAATATTGACAACATCGACTGGACGATAAAATTCAGGATTCACACGAATCATAACATCGCCTGTTACACTATTGCGAGCAACTTCATCAATGCCATTGCCTTCCCATAGTAGCTTAATACCAAAATATTCAGCGGTTGAATTACAAAAATCACGGATGCTGCTTTGAACACCTGTTGCTACAACATAATCATCTGGTGTATCATGCTGTAACATCATCCACATTGCACGAACATAGTCTTTGGCATGTCCCCAATCACGAAGCGAGTCCATGTTGCCAAGTTCTAGAACCTTCTGTTTGCCCAATACCATGTTGGCAAATGCCTTAGTAATTTTACGAGTAACAAACAGTTCGCCACGACGAGGCGACTCATGATTGAATAGTAAGCCATTGCAACCAAAAATCTTATAACTTTCACGATAATTTACTGTAATCCAATAAGCATAAAGCTTGGCAGCACTATAAGGTGAGCCAGGATAAAATGGAGTATCTTCCTTCTGTGGATTAAACTTTTGAATACCAAACATTTCGCTCGTAGATGCTTGGTAAAACTTAGTCTTGTTTGTTAGTTTAAGACTACGAATACTATCTAAAATACGTAGCGGTCCTAGTGCATTTGTATCACCAGTAAGTTCTGGCATATCAAATGATACCTTAACATGACTTTGTGCAGCAAGATTGTAAATTTCATCTGGCTCTACTTTGTCAATAAGGTTACGGATGCTATTTGAATCACTTAAGTCACCATTATGAAACTTAACTTGATCTTTTACATCTTGAATATTTGGGTGGTCAAAGTTTGCGCTACGACGAATAAGACCATGAACTTCATAACCTTTGCTTAGTAGCAGTTCTGCTAGATAACTGCCGTCTTGACCGGCAATGCCTGTAATAAGTGCTTTCTTCATTTTATCCTCGTTGATATCTTGTATATATTATTGATTATATGCGTAGTTAAATTTTATCCGATAGTAAAATCTTCCATGCCAGCAGTTTTCAGTTTGACCATGTGACCAAGCATAAAATTCTTGCTTTCAAGTGCTTTCATGATTCCTAACCATCGATTGCGTAGTAGTGCAACTTCGTTAATGATGGTTTCAAAGTCAATGACTTCTTCTTCGCCATCAACATACTTTTCAGCATCACGTGCTGTAAGCGCACGAGCATAGTGTTCTAAGTATTTTTGAAAATGTTTGCGACGAATTTTTCGTAATTGTATGTTAAGATGATTAAGAATAGCTTCAATTTCTTGCAGTTGGTTAAAACGATGCTCAGTTATGCCAGGCAAACCGCTAAGATTTTTTTCAACATTTCCATAAATGCCAATATCACGTTTGGCATTTTCTAATTCAACCTCATAATAGCTTATGAAGTTGGGAATATTTGATAAATCTTGTGTAACTTTTGAATACCAACTACTCATATACTGCTATCTTTCATTTCACATCTTTGAATAATATGTGATAATTTTATTTTATTATAGTCAATGCCAATCATATCTAACATAATACTTGCTAATTTACACTGATACATAATGTTTGGCACGGTATTACTGTTAGAAAAATCATGCTGTTTATAATGCTCGCTACTCTTATAATCTTCATATATTATAAATGTTTTATTCAAAGATGTCAAATCAAAAGCATCAATTAAATTCCAATTTATTGAATATCCTTGTATAATTTTCAATACAATGTTGCGACTTTTGCAAAACGTGTCTAACATAATTAATTGATTTTGTAGCGTCCAAATTTCATATCTTTCACTATAAAGCCATTCGTAATAATACTTTTTGCTAATATGATCGTCACTTGAACTACTTGGCCATATATTGTTCCATGTAAAATTTCTAATTTTATCAGGAAGGACCAATTCATTAATCTGATCTGTGCTTTCTATAGCCACATCTAATTTACCAGTGCTTGTTAGTTGGCATATTACATGAGTAGGGTTGTGTTTGATAATACCATCAATAAGTTGATTAATGATTGTTTGATTGCTAATTGCAGGCCCACTTGCATCAATTAATTTGATACCAATTGCACGAGCAATATGTGACCATGTTTTACGTTCGCCAGCAAATGTTATTCCACAACCACTAATTAATAATTTGTTTGACATGAACGTTTTCTTTAGAAAAATGATCTACAGCATTATCAAGATTTTCAGGACAAATACTGCATATTGATTCTGGTACATTTATGAAATCTGTTATTAAATGCAAATCATCAACCGAACTAACTGGATTATAATTATACAAATTTTTATCAGCAACTTCAAGTAAATTTGCAATAGCTGCACATTTATATAATGAATTACGATATAATATGGGAGTATCGGGACTGCCACATATAGAA